TGGTCACCATGCAGCTTGCGTCCGAGGCGTTCCAGCGGCACCTCGCCGCGGCACTGGCCCCGGCGCTCAAGATGGTCATCGAGCAGCTGCTGCGGTTCAGCACGGAGGGCGACATATCCGGTACGATCAAAAGCATCGCCGACTCGCTCATCATCGCCACGAGCTACGTCTTGGAGTTCGCGGGCGGAGTTAAGAATGGGATGACCATCGTCATCGGAGCCGTCGCGGATGCCGCAGAGTTGTTTGGCATCTTCGTCGGTTTCCTGTGGGACCTTCCGCGCATCATCGGTGGCGTGATCCAGAAGGCAAATGCCCTCGCGCCGGGCGGACTGATAAGAGCCCTTATCACCGGGCAGAACCCGCTGGCGGTTGGCGACGATATGATAAAGCCCGAGCTTGATAACCTGCTCGGGTCGATCAAGAACTTCAAGAGCAGGTCGGCGGCGGCCTTGGCAGACGCGGCTCCACAGCAGGCCGCGCTGCGGGCGCTGGGCGAAAAGCTGCGCGCCGGGATTAAGACCACGGGCAACGACTTCTGGGCCGAGTGGGACGTGGCCGCCAACGCTGGAGTCGGCCGCGGCGGCGGATTTGGAAAAGTCATCAGCAAGGAGGCCGAGGCCGCGGTCAAGTCGCTCGAGCGTATGCGCGACTCGATGATCGAGAGCCTCGTCAAGACTGCCGCTGGAGACGAGGCCGCGCTGCGGTATAAGCTGACCCACGGCGAGCTAGCGAAGGCCGTCGGCGCCACCGCGGACAAGCTGCGCGATACCATCATCGCTCTTTATCAGGAGGAGCAGGCGTTTAAGCTCGCCGAGCAGTCGGCCAAGAAGTACGCCGACGCCGTGCTCGCCTACGATACCGCCCGCGCCAAAGAGCTGGACGCCGTGGAGGCGCAGGAGGCCGCGCTTCAGAAGCAGATCATCACGATGAACGAGACCGCTACGGCCTACGACCGATACGTCAAGGGCGTCGAGCGCGTCAAGTTCCTCATGTCCAAAGGCCTAGAGACCGAGCCCGCGCGCGAGGAGATGAAGAAGCTCGCCAAGACCTACGAGGAAGAGACCAACAAGATGAGCGACGAGACGCGCGAGCTGACCAACGCCATCGTCGGTGGGCTCGGCAACGCGTTCGAGGAGGTCGGCAAAGGGACGTTCAAGTTCAGCGACTACCTGCGGCGCCTTGAGAGCCAGCTGCTCGACATCGGCAACAAGATCCTCATTCTGAACCCGGCCGCGAAGGCGATGGCGGGCATCTTCAACGACCTTGAGACGAGCGGCGGAGGGAAGGGCAGCGGCATCGGCGGGATCTTCCAGGGCATTTTGAACAAGGTCGGCATTGGCGGGGGCGGGGCTGCCGCCGGGGGCGGGGCTGCCGCCGGGGGCGGAGGCTTCGATTTTGCTACTGCCGCCTCAACCATGTTTGATGTGGTCGGTGGAGTACATTCCGGCGGAATTGTCGGCTCTGCTGGGACTACCCGTTACGCGCCACGCGGAATGTTCAGGAACGCCGTACGCCTGCACGACGGACTAGCCAGCGATGAGTTTCCTGCCGTTTTGCAAAAGGGCGAGCGCGTGATCCCGAAAGGCGAGGGGCGCAACGCGATGCCTTCGGTGGTGAACAACAACTACTTCACCGTGCAAGGCAACGTCGACCGGCGCTCGCAGGAGCAGATTGGCGCGACCGTGTTCCAGAGCACGAGCCGCGCGGCACGGAGGAACAACTAGATGACCTTCATCGAAACGCCCCGCTTTCCTGACGAAGTCAGTTACGGCTTCAGCGGCGGCCCGACTTACGTCACCGAGGTTCTGATTCTGGCCTCCGGCTTCGAGCAGCGAAACGCCCTGTGGTCGCAGGGTCGCTGCAAGTACGACGCAGCCCACGGTCTCAAGACTCAAGCGCAACTAGACGAGCTGATCGCATTTTTCAGGTCCGTAAAGGGGCGCACCCACGGCTTTCGCGTCAAGGACTGGAACGACTACACCGCCGTTCAGTCGGCCGGCATTCTGACGCTTGTGTCTAGCGGCGTCTACTCGATGCAAAAGCGATACGTCACAGGCGCGCTCAGCGAGGACCGGCGCATAACGAAGCCGGTGTCGTTGGTGGCAGTTTACGATAACACCGTGCTGATGACAGCTGGGGCCTACACCGTCACTTACTCGCTGGGCATCGTCGGCGTGACCAGCGGAGGGACAGGCGGCCCATACACTTGGTCGGGAACTTTTGACGTGCCCTGTCGATTCGAAACCGACGAGATGCGCGCCAGCATCGACCTGCTGAACCACTACACCTGGGGACAGATCCCGATTTGGGAGACGAGGGTTTCGTCATGAAGTCGGTTTCAGCCAATCTCGCGGCCCACGCCGCTGGCGAAGCTCTGACCATGTGCACCTGCTGGAAGGTCACGCGGGCGGACGGTCTTATCTTCGGTTTTACTGACCACAACCTGCCGCTCTCTATTTCGGGCGTGACCTATAAAGCCTTGACCGGGCATACCGCGTCGAGCGTGGAGTCTACCGCCGATCTATCTGTTGACAATCTGGAGGTAACGAGTTTTCTTGACGACGCCAGCATCACCGAGCTGGATCTTCTCGCTGGGGTGTGGAACCACGCGGTGGTTGAAATTTTCCGCGTGAACTATCTCGCCCTCGCTGACGGAACGATGTCCGTTCGCAAGGGGCACCTTGGAGAAGTGCGTGTTCGCGGAAAGGGTGCCATCGCCGAGCTGCGCGGGTTGGCGCAAGTCCTTCAGCAGACGATAGGCGAAGTGTACTCTCCCAGCTGCCGGGCGGACCTATTCGATACGCGGTGCAAGTTGGTCGCGGCTACCTACACCGTGACCGGCAGCCTGACCGGGATTACCAGCAACGCAGTATTCGCCGACTCGGCGCGGTCAGAGGCGAACGGCTGGTTCAACGGCGGGAAAATCACGTGGAACACCGGGTCTAACAGTCCGCTATCGATGGAGATCAAAACATTTACGTCTGCGACCAAGACGTTCGAGCTAATGCTGCCCATGCTCCGCAGCGTGCAGTCGGGCGACACTTACTCTGCGCTGCCAGGGTGCCTGAAGCGGTTCACCACTGACTGCACGAGCAAATACAATAACGCCGTGAACTTTCGAGGCGAACCTCACGTGCCTGGACTCGACGCAATCATAAAGAGGCCGACGTGATCTCCCGCGCCCAAGTAGTTGCCGCCGGGCGCGCTTTGATCGGGTCGCCATTCCAACATCAGGGGCGCAGCGTCAATGGGATCGACTGCGCCGGAGTCGTGATCTACGTCGCAAAGCAGTTAAGCCTGTCGTCATTCGACGCGACGGCCTACCGCAAATTGCCTGCGGGGGTCGGGCGCGAGAAGATCGAGGACATTTGCAGACGTGAGATGACACAAGTAGACTTTTCAGCCGTCGCGGCTGGGGACATCGCGCTATTCCTGATCGGCAAGCGTCCACGGCACTTAGCGATCATCGGCGACTACCAGGAGGGGGGTCTTTCACTGATCCACGCATACGAGCCGACTGGCAAGGTGACAGAGGTTCGTTTCGACGAGGGGTGGAGGTCTCTACTGTTCGAGACCTATTCGCTTCCGGGGGTAGACTGATGGCTATACTTGCTCTCGCCGCAGTCGGCGCAGCCATCGCGCCCGCTGGGTACGCCTCAATCGGCTGGGCGCTCGGTTCGCTCGCCGGGCAGTTCCTCTTCCAGAAGAAGAAGCACGCGCCGGACATCCACAACCAGGGTCCGCGCCTCGGCGACACCCGCGTTCAGGCCTCTACCTACGGTGTCGCAATCGTAAGCATCGAAGGCGCGATGCGCGCCGCAGGCAACATTATCTGGACTAGCGGTATACGCGAGACGGTAAACACTACGACAGAAGAAGTGGGCGGGGGCGGTAAGGGCGGGGGCGGCGGTGGCGGGCAAGAAGTCACCACTACGACGTACACCTACGATGTCGACCTCGCAATCGGGCTGTGCGCGCCGCCTTCGACTAGCGGCATCATCGGAGTGCGCCGCATCTGGGCAAGCGGGACGCTGATCTACAACGTCGGGGCAAGCGCAGACACGGCTACGCTCCTCGCCAGTAACCAGAACGCTCAGAACATTCGCTTCTACCTCGGAACGGAGACGCAGCTTGCCGACCCGACGATCGAGGCGGCGCTCGGCGCGGGGAACGTCCCAGGCTATCGCGGCCTGGCCTACGTCGTGTTCACGCAGCTCGCGCTCGCGAACTACGGCAACTCGATTCCAAACTTCGAATTTGAAATTGTATCTACTGGTGCGAGCGCGGACCTGGCGACGTCGACAGTCTGGGCGGGGATCTCCGCGTCGGGTGTTAACGACATCGTCTGGGATCGCGGCAGCGTGATGGGGACTTTCAACGGCAGCGGCACCGCGGGGCTTGCGTTCTTCGACGCGACGACCGGGTTTCCGATCGCGTCGCTTGCGTCGTACAGCGGTACG